TTTAAATTACGCCTCAGCATTATCACTGGCGATCGTCCTGTACTGGTTCTGCGCATTATTCAGCTGGAAGCGGTGCAGGAAGAAATGGCTAACGAATTTCGTGATCTGCTTGTTGAGAAATTCAAAGACAGCAAAGTAGAAACCTTTATTGGTACTTTCACCGCCTGATTTCATTACTGCAAATGCCCCTGCGGGGGCATTTATGGAAACGTAATTAACTCAATAATCACCGGATGGTGAGGGCTTCCTTTTACCAGAATTCAGCGCGGTGCAGTGCATATACGTGGAGAACAAAATGTCATTTATTAAAACTTTTTCCGGGAAGCATTTTTATTATGACAAGATAAATAAAGACGACATCGATATTAACGATATCGCGGTTTCCCTTTCAAATATCTGTCGCTTTGCCGGTCATCTTTCGCACTTCTACAGCGTCGCCCAACATGCGGTTCTTTGCAGCCAGCTGGTGCCGCAGGAATTTGCTTTTGAAGCGTTAATGCATGATGCAACAGAAGCGTATTGCCAGGACATTCCCGCACCACTGAAACGCCTTCTTCCTGACTATAAACGGATGGAAGAAAAAATAGACGCCGTAATCCGTGAGAAATACGGGTTACCCCCAGTTATGAGTACACCCGTGAAATATGCCGATCTCATCATGCTGGCAACCGAACGCCGCGATCTCGGGCTTGATGATGGCTCTTTCTGGCCTGTACTGGAAGGCATCCCGGCAACAGAGATGTTCAACGTGATTCCACTGGCACCGGGTCATGCCTACGGGATGTTTATGGAACGTTTTAACGATTTATCGGAGTTACGCAAATGCGCATGAATGTTTTCGAAATGGAAGGGTTTCTTCGCGGGAAATGTGTACCGCGAGATCTGAAAGTGAATGAAACAAATGCTGAGTACCTGTTACGTAAATTCGACGCGCTTGAAGCTAAATGTGCGGCACTGGAAAACAAAATAATACCAGTGTCAGCTGAACTGCCACCAGCAAATGAAAGTGTTCTGTTATTTGATGCTAACGGAGAAGGCTGGCTGATTGGCTGGCGTTCTCTCTGGTACACCTGGGGACAAAAAGAAACCGGAGAATGGCAGTGGACATTTCAGGTCGGGGACCTTGAAAACGTCAATATCACTCACTGGGCAGTAATGCCAAAAGCACCGGAGGCTGGAGCATAATGACCACATTTACCAATAAAGAACTGATTAAAGAAATCAAAGAACGAATCAGCAGCCTAGAGGTTCGAGACGATATTGAGCGCCGTGCTTATGAAATCGCACTCGTATCTCTGGAAGTAGAGCCAGATGAACGCGAAGCCTATGAATTATTCATGGAAAAGCGTTTCGGTGACTTAGTAGATCGTCGGAGAGCAAAAAACGGCGATAACGAATACATGGCATGGGATATGACTCTCGGTTGGATCGTCTGGCAGCAACGAGCTGTTATCCATTTTTCAACAATGACACAGCAAGAGGTGAAATAATGGAGCCATACAGCCTCACACTCGATGAGGCCTGTCAGTTTCTTCAGATATCCAGACCAACCGCCACCAACTGGATACGAACAGGCCGCCTACAGGCAACACGTAAAGATCCAACCAAGCCAAAATCTCCTTACCTCACAACACGGCAAGCCTGCATTGCGGCGCTTCAGTCTCCGCTGCATACTGTCCAGGTGAGCGCGGGTGATGGCATAACAGAGGAAAGAAAATGTCACTCTTCCGCAGAAATGAAATATGGTATGCCTCGTATTCGCTCCCGGGCGGGAAACGAATTAAGGAATCTCTTGGCACAAAGGACAAGCGGCAAGCTCAGGAGTTGCACGACAAGCGAAAAGCAGAACTCTGGCGAGTAGAAAAGCTAGGGGATTTACCTGATGTCACTTTTGAAGAGGCCTGCCTAAGATGGCTTGAGGAAAAGGCTGATAAAAAATCTCTCGATTCAGATAAAAGCCGGATTGAGTTCTGGCTTGAACATTTTGAGGGTATAAGGCTTAAAGATATCTCGGAGGCAAAGATTTACTCTGCTGTAAGCAGAATGCATAACAGAAAGACGAAAGAAATATGGAAACAGAAAGTTCGGGCCGCCATCAGGAAAGGTAAAGAACCGCCTGTTTATGAACCAAAGCCAGTATCAACTCAGACAAAGGCAAAGCATCTTGCCATGATAAAGGCCATTCTCCGTGCTGCAGAACGCGACTGGAAGTGGCTGGAAAAAGCGCCTGTCATCAAGATACCAGCGGTCAGAAACAAGCGAGTCAGATGGCTGGAAAAGGAGGAAGCAAAACGCCTTATTGATGAGTGCCCCGAACCACTGAAATCTGTCGTCAAGTTTGCGCTGGCAACTGGTCTGAGAAAGTCGAACATCATAAATCTGGAATGGCAACAAATCGACATGCAGCGACGAGTTGCCTGGGTGAATCCAGAAGAGAGCAAATCAAACCGCGCCATTGGTGTGGCGCTGAACGATACCGCCTGTAAAGTGTTGCGTGATCAAATAGGCAAGCATCACAAATGGGTGTTTGTACATACCAAGGCGGCTAAGCGAGCAGATGGAACATCAACGCCTGCGGTCAGGAAGATGCGCATCGACAGCAAGACATCATGGCTATCAGCTTGTCGTCGTGCAGGAATTGAAGATTTCCGTTTCCATGACCTCAGACACACCTGGGCAAGCTGGCTGATTCAGTCAGGCGTCCCATTATCAGTGCTTCAGGAAATGGGCGGATGGGAGTCCATAGAAATGGTTCGTAGGTATGCTCACCTTGCGCCTAATCATTTGACAGAGCATGCGAGGAAAATAGACGACATTTTTGGTGATAATGTCCCAAATATGTCCCACTCTGGAATTATGGAGGATATAAAGAAGGCGTAACTGATTGAATTGTAATGGCGCGCCCTGCAGGATTCGAACCTGCGGCCCACGACTTAGAAGGTCGTTGCTCTATCCAACTGAGCTAAGGGCGCGTTGATACCGCAATGCGGTGTAATCGCGTGAATTATACGGTCAACCCTTGCTGAGTCAATGGCTTTTGATCTGGTTGCTGAACAAGTGAACGACCGCGTCTGATTTTCTGATTTATTTCGCTATAGCGGCAAACAAACGCACACCGCTGCGCGTCTGAATCAAGAAAACCCGTATTTTCATGTATCAAAGTACAATTTACCGCCCTAACGGAAAATTGTCCGCTCCTATGAGACTGGTAACTATGAAACCAACGTCGGTGATCATTATGGATACTCATCCTATCATCAGAATGTCTATTGAAGTTCTGTTGCAAAAAAACAGTGAATTGCAGATTGTCCTGAAAACGGATGATTACCGCATAACCATCGATTATCTCCGAACCCGTCCTGTTGATTTAATCATTATGGATATAGACTTGCCCGGAACAGACGGTTTTACCTTCCTGAAAAGGATCAAACAAATCCAGAGCACAGTGAAAGTATTATTTTTATCATCGAAATCAGAATGCTTTTATGCTGGCAGAGCGATACAAGCTGGTGCTAACGGTTTTGTCAGTAAATGCAATGATCAGAATGATATTTTTCATGCCGTTCAGATGATCCTCTCCGGATACACTTTTTTTCCCAGCGAAACGCTCAACTATATAAAAAGCAATAAATGTAGTACGAATAGTTCAACGATCACTGTGCTATCTAATCGTGAAGTGACGATATTACGTTATCTGGTCAGCGGATTATCTAATAAAGAAATTGCCGATAAGTTATTACTTAGCAATAAAACAGTTAGCGCGCATAAATCTAATATTTATGGCAAGCTAGGTTTGCATTCAATTGTAGAGCTCATCGACTACGCCAAATTATATGAATTAATATAATATTAATTATAATTGATCATAAATATCGCATCCGCTTTCGCCACACCTGGCCGAACACCGCTGGCTAACGCTCGATAATTGGCAAAAAAGTTTAGTGTGACATTGCCATTTGCATCAACTTCCTCAGTCGGGCTCGCCTCCCCCAGTGCGAGCCGGGAGCGATCGCTATTACGTAATTCGATGGCGACGGTTTGTGCCATTGCGGGATCATCCAGAGCCAGCAGGTTGGCATCAGATGCCGGCGTTCCCGTAAATAAAATCGCAACTGAACCCGGAGGACATCCCTCCAGCCGCAGGCTAAAAGGGACGAGTGCCGTGGTATCGCCAGCGTTCAGTAGTTGTGTCGTAGGCCATCTGCCTAAATCTACCGTCTTATCAATATCCGCTGTGTTTACGGTACAGGAGAAATCAACAACGTTACCGTGCAAATTGATATTAATCGTTCCTAAAGGGTCAGCTGCCCATCCACTGGAACTCCACAGTAACCCGCAGAAACAGCTAAAGAATACTCTTCTCATTCTCCGTACCTCATTGATAATCGACGCGTAAATACCCCAGCGCGCTAAACGGCGCTTCGGTCGGTTTTTGACCGGTAATACTGATAGGCCAGGCGCGAAGTGTGACATTGGCTGCCGCAGCTGCATCCAGACGGAAAGGAATAACGCTATTGAGATCGTTAGGCGTGATCGGCGTATCGTTCTGATCGGCGACAATAAAACCTAAATCCTGATTGTCCGACACCATCGCCTGACCAGAAACGGCACTGGCTTCCAGACGCATTGTTAAATAAGCCTGCGCAGCAACATTCGTACATTTGACCGCAATGCTCTTGGTTTGCGGCATGAGAGGCTGGAGCAGATTCCATCTATCGAGCTTGCAGAACGTTTAGCCAATTTTTTTAAGGGTGAAGTCAGCGAAATGCAGATTCTTTATCCGGCACGTTTTCAATCTAGCCAAAACCAGAATGGGTTTAAACCACAGGAACAGGAGGTGAACCGTGGGTAAGCATCACTGGAAAGTAGAAAAACAGCCTGAGTGGTACGTGAAAGCTGTCAGAAAAACTATCGCAGCGTTGCCGGGGGGGGACGCTGAAGCTGCTGACTGGCTGGATGTAACAGAGAACGCATTATTTAACCGCCTTCGTGCCGATGGCGATCAGATTTTCCCGCTGGGATGGGCAATGATTTTGCAACGTGCTGGTGGAACTCACTTCATTGCTGACGCTGTGGCGCAGTCTGCAAATGGCGTCTTTGTGTCTCTTCCTGATGTCGAGGATGTGGACAACGCCGATATCAACCAACGCCTGCTGGAAGTCATTGAACAGATCGGCAGTTATTCAAAACAGATTCGTTCAGCAATTGAAGACGGTGTAGTGGAACCGCATGAGAAGACAGCAATTAACGATGAGCTGTACCTCTCAATTTCGAAGCTGCAGGAGCATGCAGCACTGGTCTACAAAATCTTTTGCGTTTCAGAAAGTAGTGACGCCCGCGAGTGTGCAGCTCCGGGCGCCGTGGCGTGTCGTGACTGTGGAGAAACTAACGCATGAACAGTTTAACAACACACTACCGTCGCTCGCAACTGATTGCGCTTCCTGTACCGGGTGGAAAAGCGAAGGTGGAGTATTGCTATGCAGTAAATGTACCAGGTGACAGGGAAATTGTAACCCACAGCTTTGCAGAGTGGGCTGTGGGTGATTTCAACCGGCAGAAGGAGACAGTCCTTTGCGACAAGTTAACCGCTGGTTCAAAGATCACTACGGAGTGCCCGTCAGAGTCATTCGTTGGGAGCCGGAAACACAACGTGTTATCTACCTCCGCGAAGGCTATGAGCATGAGTGCTTCAGCCCGCTCGAACAGTTTCGTCGTAAATTCAGGGAAATAGAGGTCGGTCATGAGCACTAAATTAACCGGCTATGTATGGGATGGTTGCGCTGCATCAGGCATGAAATTATCCAGCGTGGCAATTATGGCCCGCCTGGCTGATTTCAGTAATGACGAAGGTGTGTGCTGGCCATCAATTGAAACCATTGCCCGCCAGATTGGCGCGGGGATGAGTACCGTCAGAACGGCTATCGCACGGCTGGAAGCAGAAGGCTGGTTAACGCGTAGGGCGCGTCGCCAGGGTAACCGCAATGCGTCGAATGTTTATCAGCTTAACGTTGCGAAGCTTCAGGCAGCGGCATTTTCTCAACTGTCAGATTCTGACCCGTCAAAATCTGACGCATCAAAATCTGACCCGTCAAAATTTGATGCGTCGAAATCTGGCAAAAAAGCGGGTTTTCACCCGTCAGAATCTGGTGGGGATCCGTCAGTAAAATCAAAACATGATCCGTCAGATAAAAAAACTTCTCGTCCGGACGCTTCGCAACCGGACACGCAGACGGCTGAACAGGATTTTTTAACTCGCCATCCTGATGCGGTTGTATTCAGCCCTAAAAAGCGCCAGTGGGGGACGCAGGATGATTTGACCTGCGCACAGTGGCTCTGGAAAAAAATCATCGCCCTGTACGAGCATGCCGCCGAATGTGACGGCGAGGTGGTTCGTCCCAAAGAACCGAACTGGACAGCCTGGGCAAACGAAATTCGCCTGATGTGTGTGCAGGATGGTCGTACTCATAAACAAATCTGCGAGATGTACAGCCGCGTCAGTCGCGATCCGTTCTGGTGCCGTAACGTGCTCAGCCCGTCGAAGCTGCGGGAAAAATGGGATGAGCTTTCCCTGCGCTTATCGCCGTCCGTCAGCACGTACACCGAAAAACGCGAAGACCCGTACTTCAAAGCCAGTTACGACAACGTGGACTACAGCCAGATCCCGGCAGGATTCAGGGGGTGATCATGAGTCTTTTGAATGACGTTCAGAAATTCATTGAAGCCCATCCGGGGTGTACTTCCGGAGACATTGCGGATGCTTTTGCAGGTTACTCACGACAGCGCGTTCTGCAGTCAGCAAGCAAGTTACGTCAGAGTGGGCGTGTGGCTCACCGTTGTGAAGGGGATACACGCAGACATTTCCCGCGGCTGACTGAGATACCGCAGGAGCCGGAACCGCAACCAGTTCGTGAATCCAGACCTGTGCGCAATTTCTATGTCGGCACTAACGATCCCCGGGTGATTTTGTGCCTGACCCGCCAGGCGGAAGAACTGGAGTCCAGGGGCTTATACCGTCGTGCTGCAAC